TATATAAGAAATTTTGTACGTAGGGACTATGATTTAGGGCCAAACAAACCTGGTAAACATAGACTACTAGCATATACTTATTTACCAATGCCTAATAACTTTTTTGAATTAGACGTTAGTCATTTAGACTGTAATCCATTGAACAATAGTTTATCTAACCTACAATGGCAAAGCCGTAGAGAAAATAATCTACAAACTGTCAAACAATATCTAACTACATACCAACAACCTGTTTTGGTTTATAACTGCGATACTAAAGAAATTAAAGAATACTTTAGTATTAACGAAACGGCAAGGCAGTTAAATTTAGCTAATAGGGTTATTGAGATGAGATTGGTATCTAGAGGTACGGTTAGGTTTTCAGATGGATATGCTTTCATGTTAAAAAGTGATTTTAATGGTGAATGGCCTGAAGTTAAATACAAAAACAGAAGACCTCTTATTAATTATCCCGTTAAAGTTACTTTTAAAAAGACTGGTGAAGTTATAACATATAATTACATTAGTAACTTATCGAAAGCGTTTGGTTATAGTGATACTACTTGGAGGTATCGGTTGCGTAGACCACCTTTTAAGTGGGAAAATGAGTCTATCATTGTAGAAAAAGACTTAGATAACGGTAAACTGATATACGTTTAACATTTTAATACTGATATAGTATCTAAACTTAAATTCATTGTCCGCTTCTCTTAGAAATAAGAGAATAGCAAACCCCTCTAATTGACGGGAAAACTGTAAAAAGACTAATACACTAACTATAGGTAGTAATACACTATAGGGCTTAATCTAACTAATTAAGAGATAGTAAAAGAGATTAGTCAATACAATAACCCGCAGCGAAGCGCCCTTAATATTAAGGATGAACGTTCAGAGACCAGTCGAAAGACGTAGGACTCACTTGAGTCCCAAATGGGGGGCAGATACAGTGGATTTGTAATAAAATACAAATCCTCTATGTATCCTTCTTAGTAGCTTTATAGTTACTTTGGAGTCTTAGCAAGTAATGTTGAAGATGATGATATGGTCCAAATTAGTCACCAATTTAAATGATGGTGACCAAGAAAACCTTATTTGTTCATTTACTGAGGAATCTAGAAATGAGATTAAACAGTATAAGAAAACTAAAAAAGCTTACGTCGGTAGCGACGGCAGGATTCGTTATCCATTGGGCTTTGACACGATTAACTTTGTTTGCCATAATCTTGGTACTTTTGAGGAAAGTGTGAAATGAGAATAAACTACAATAACTTTTATCTTAAGTTCGGTAATAGAACTGTAGATAAATTACAAGCACCGAGGATTTTTAATTTATCTAAATTTATCCTCCCAAAACAAAACGCATTCCACTACTTCGGTAGTACCAGTGATGATGTAGGACCTAGTAAGACTAACCCTATGTTTGAGCAAACTGTGCAGCGTATTCCTATTTATTTTTACCAAGATTTAATTACTCGTCTAGGTAACATGAATGTACGTGCGTTTATGCCACTGGAAGTTATTCGTAAATATATTAAACAAAACCACAAGTTTATTCCTTGTTACGATTTAAGTAAAGTAAAACCTAATCCTTTAGTACCTGTTATTTTAAACTATGCTATCTGCGATAAAAGATATAAATACTTAGGTAATGAAATTAGGATTCCTTACTATAAGAATACTAATATCATTAATACTTTTATTAAAGGGATGAAAGACATCTACGATGCTCATGGTGATTATTATAATCAGTTTATTTTCTTAAATGTCCCTGATTTAAAAGACTTACCTAAAGTATCTGAAATGAAGATGGGTGCGAATGTTGTTACTAACACGTTCTTTACTCGTTTTAATACACTTGAAAAACTTATTATCTTCGAATTGTGGAAATGGTTAGGTTTAAATCGTAATAAGTCTATCTTTAAAAACATTCCTTTGAAAATCCTAGATAAGATTAATATTGTTTTTATTAGTAATAATGTCTTTACTTATTACTCTTTAGGTCAATTAGACAGATGGCGTAAATCTGATGAAAATAAATCAGGTAAATTAGATCCGACTAATATGTCTAAAAACTTTATTAAAATGCTTATTGAATTAAATAAAGCTTCTGTAGATTCTAGTTTAATTGAATTAACTGAAGAAGAAGTATTGGAACAAGAAGCTAAAGAAACAGAAGACTTTAAAGGTTCTGATGACGAATCTAATAAAGATAAGCAAAGTAAAGCATTTACTAATACTAAGGTAGATGAAAAACCAGTAGATGTAGATGATGAAGATGATACGACTGATGATACTGATGGAGTAGAAGGACAGGAAGAAGATAATCTGGATATTAGTGAAAACATTATTACAGAAGACTCTGCTGATTTAACTGTTCAAAAAGACTTAGACATTATTGGTGATATTATCGACGATGAAGATGATGTTGATTTTTCAGAGTCCCTTGATTCTAAAGAACAAGAGAAGAAAAACAATATCAATATTAGTCGAGTAGTTTCTATTCCTACTGAACAAGAAGAAGAATTTAACGATAGAATTGATACTAATTTAGATGTATCTGATATACTCAATGTATCTAAATTACCTATTGAAGAAATTCCTGTCTTGGTAACTAAGCCTAAAGAAACTAAAACAGCTGAAGAGAAAGCGAAAGCGGCTTTAGACTATATTGCTAAAAACCAAAACATGACTGTATCAAAATACGATGGTATTCGTAAATCTATTGGTAAGTATCGTAATTTGAAACTAACCAATGATAGTAAAATGACTGTTGGTGAGATGGTAAATACTAAACCTGAAGAATTAGAGATTTCAAATGAAGATAAAGAAGTTTCTACTTTAAATGTCATGGGTAAGCGCTATATTGAGAAACACTTAGAACGAGATGTAGCGGCAATGATGGTAGGTATTCAAGGTGGTGGTGCGATTGTACACGATATACGTAAACAAACTCATGAGAATATCATGGGTGGTTACGACGTATACTCCATGAAGATTAAACCTATCGAAGGTGAGCAATCTACTATCCGTGTTAAATTACCTAGAGTAAACAGTGATGGTAAATTTAAGGTCAGCGGAGTCGATTACATATTGAGATCGGCCAGGCGAGACCTTCCCCTTCGTAAGATAAATGACAGCACTGTAGCATTGACTTCTTACTTTGGTAAGACATTTGCTAAACGAGATACTACTCGTCAATTTAATTACGAGAAATGGTTAATTGGTCAAATCCGTGCTATAGCATTTAACCCAGAATTAGATTCAGTAAAAGAAACACGTAGTGGTAATGTATTTGATAATAATGTAAAGGCCCCAGATATTTACTCTTTATTATCCATGTACTTTAGAGCAGTCACCACAAAAGACGCTTTTATCTATTTTGATTATCACAAAGCCAATGAACGTTTTGGTAATGACTTAGTGAGAAGTGTAGAATCTAAAGGATTATTCTTTGCTGGTAGTTATAAAGGTAAGTTTGGTTTAGGTGTTAATGAAGATGGTATTTTCTATTCTGTTATTGGTAATGAAGTAACAGAACTAGGTGATATCGAATCCATGTGTGGTATTGATTCATCTAAAGCACCAGTAGAATCAGTGACTATTGATATCATGGGTAAACCTTTGCCAATTGGTTTGGTATTAGGTTATAAACTTGGTCTAACTAAACTGATTGCTGCTTTAAAACCAAAACACTACAAAACTGTTAAAACAGGTACACGTGTTAAATTAGAAAGCCATGAATACATGATTAAGTTTTCTGATTTCTCTTTAGTGTTATCTCGTAAAGACAGAATGGCTTCATTAATCTTATCTGGTTTAAGTAAGTGCGATACTAGTGATATTGCAATATCTTTATTAGATAGAAAAGAAATTTATTTCAATTTATTGGAAACTATTAAAATTCCAGGACGATATGTTAAGGAAATTGATTTATACAATAACATGTTTGTAGACCCAATTACTGAACGTATTTTGATTGAGATGAATGAACCTACTGATTTCACTGGTTTATTGATTCGTTCTGTTGAATTGCTGTTAACTCGCTATCATGCTGATGAAGTAGACATGACTGGTCAACGTATTGCCGGTTATGAAAGACTAGCTGGTGAAGTATATAAAGCCATTGTTAATTCATTGCGTGAACATAATCGCCATGGTATTAAAGCAAACTACCCAATTGAACTTAACCCAGAAGCAGTATGGATGTCTATCTTAAAAGATACATCTAAACAAACTGTAGAGAACTTAAATCCAATTCAAGATTTAAAACAACAGGAAGTAACGACATTTAGTGGTAATGGTGGTCGTGGTAAGAAGAGTATGGTTAAACGTACACGTATTCACCACAAGACTTCTGTAGGCGTTATTTCAGAAGCTACTGTCGATAGTAGTGATGCTGGTGTAACTACTTATATGTCTGCCAACCCTAAGTTTAAATCACTTTATGGCTTACCTGAGAATGTAGGTACTGAAGAAGTCAATAAAGATTTAAAACCTGAAAATGTATTCTCTACAGCAATGATGATGTATCCATGCTCTGATACAGACGATTGATTAAATATAAAGATTGGGTCGTCTCTAAACCGTTTGAATTGCGGGGACCTCTCGCTAAGTACTTTGTACCAACCCAGGATAGCGATATACCTGGGGGCAGCTCTAATCAAGCTGGTACGGTAAAAAGCAAAGTAATAGAGAAAATCCGCAGCCAAGATTCTGCTTTTGTATATAGTAGAATAAGGTTCAACGACTATCGAAAGCACGCTTGTCAGTAAATTAGGATTAACAAGTGGAAGTGAGTAGAGTAGGGAGTCTGCACAACGTGGACTCCCCAAGTGGACGGGCCGTAGGTCTAACCAACCTACGGTATGATATAGTCTAACTATTAGGAAATGAATTAAGCATAAAACATGAAATGTTTTCATGTGCGTAATTCGTTCATATGTGCCCAAACGTAGCGTTTTTCTTGGGACTCAGATAAATCACAGCCTATCTACCTCTAATGGTCAGGTAATGCCTCTGAGGACTGGTTATGATGAAAAACTAGTAGAGCGTTGTAGTGATGTATATGCTTCTACTGCTGAACAAGATGGTGTCGTTACTGATGTTAGTGATTTTGCGATTACTGTTACTTATAAAGACGGTACTACGAAACAGGTAGAAATCGGTAGACGTTATGGTTCTAGTGGTGGTTTCAATACTGCTCACGATATTACTACTCATTTGAAGAAAGGTGATAAGGTTAAGAAGGGTGATGCCATTGCGTATAACTCTGACTTCTTTACACCTGATTCGATGAAGCCTGGTAAACTAGCAATGAAAACTGGTGTATTAGGTAAAGTAGCGTTAATCGAACACCCATATACCTTTGAAGACTCTACAGCTATTACTCGTAACTTTGGTGAGAACACTCGTGTTAAAACTGTAGTTAAAAAAGAAGTAGTTGTAAACTTTGACCAAAGTATCCATAGACTAGCTAAACCTGGTACTGTTGTTAAAATTGATGACCCATTATGTTATATTGAAGACAGTATTACTCATGATGGTAATCTGTTTGATGAAAATAGTATTGACTTATTAAGAAACTTAAGTAAGTCAGCACCTAAGAGTAGCATTAATGGTGTTATTGATAAAGTAGAAGTATTCTACAATGGTGATAAAGAAGATATGTCTGAATCACTGATGAAGATTGCTAATGCTTCTGACAATAAGTTGATTGCTCTACAAAAAGCTTTAGGTAAAAAACCATATACTGGTGAAGTAGATGATACTTATCGTGTAGATGGTAATCCATTACTTGTAGATACTGCTGTAATTGTATTTACTATTAGTAGTGACCAAGGTATTAGTGTCGGCGATAAATGTTAACTTTTAATTGATTTTATTATACTTATGAGTAATTTAGTATCAACTAAAATAGGTGTAATAAAATGGAAAACATATTCAAGAAATTTAGTTTAGATGACCGATATTCATTTAATTATATCGGCAATGGTTTTTTTGGAACTGAAAAAATATATCCTGATGAATTTGATAATTATTTAATTGAAATAAATGGTAAATTAGAAACAGTTAATAAATCATGGATTGGATTAATTTGTCATTTTGAGGTAGATTTACCTTTTGAAGAAATGAGAAAAATATCCTTTGTAGATTTTAATTCTAATTTACACAGAATGAGATGTGGTAAAATGATGGTTATCGATGAACCAATTGATTTAGGTTATTTGACTAATGATTTGGGTTATCGTGTCATTCCTGGATTCCCGTTTTTCGTAATAAATAGAAATGGGGATGTAATATCATTAAAGACTGGAAGACCTTTATCTGAAAATATAAATGCATATGGCTACCATACTGTTAGTCTTTACGACCCAGATAAGACAGCGTGGAGACAGGTAGTTAAACACATGTGTTTAGCTAGGGCGTTTATAAAAAACAACAATGTAAATAAATACTATTCAGTAAACCACAAAGACGGAAATAAATTAAATAATTCATTAGATAATTTAGAATGGTGTACTATCGGTGAAAATACAGACCACGCTAAAGATAATGGTTTGTATAATCTAGATAAACGCTGTTCCGCAAGAGACCTCGATACTGGTGAAATTATAAAATTCAATTCAATAAGAGAAGCTATGCTTTATATTGATTATGGAAATAGTAATTGCATCTCCTTGTATCGAAATGATAATGGTTACATTATACCAAGAATATTTTATAGTAAAAAACTATCTAAAAAATTTGAAATAAAATTAGATAGTGAAAATAGAGATTGGTACTATAGAATAATTGTTAAAGATAAACCATTATCAGGACCATTTCAATCTAAAAATATATCCACTGGGGATATTTTAGAATTTAACGACATTATGGAAATGTCTAAAAAACTAAATATACCTTACATGAGATTAAATCGAGTACTTAATTCAAATGAGAATTTAAGTGTTGATGGATATCTTATACGTGTAAAATCCAATGAACCTTGGGTTACAGATTTCAGACCAGTAATGGAATCAAATCTTTTTAAAAGAAAAAAATATACTGTACGGAATAAAGATACTTCTGAAGTAACTGTACTAAATAGCGGTAGAGAACTAATGAAGTACCTTAAGTGTAGTAAAACATCTTTTAGAAGACTCGTAGAAATTGGTGCTGAAATAAATGGATATGTTATAGAATCTATTGAAGATGTGTATTCTAAATAAAGTTGACTTGTCCTTCTAGGTAGTAATATCTAGTCGAATGTCCTCTAATTGCTGGAAGTCCCTTAGAGTCTATTTAACCACAACGTAATTAGAAATAATAAGCGTGAGGGTTTGAAAATAAATAGAATTGGGTAATCAGCAGCTAAGCAACTAAGTGTTTAATAACATATGTTGAAAGTTCAACGACTAACCGCTTGCCACGGTGTACGTTCAAGTGAACGGAAATGGGGACTTCCCTATAACTTATAAAATAGATAATAGGGAAAAGATATAGTCTTCTCTTACATGAAAGTGTAAGCAGTGTGTATTACACACGGGTAAGAGTTAACACCTCTTATTGAAAATTTGGAAACTGGTCTATGGATGCCAGCTTAAGGCCACTGTAGGTTACGTATACGACGAACCACCACGTCTTGCTAATAAGGATGGTTCTATGGGTATGGAACTTGATGCTATCTTTGGTAGCAACAGCGTTTATAATAGGATCGTCAATAGTCCTTTCCTAATGGGTATGACAAATACCCTATTGGTCGAGATGAGTAAAAAGGTAGCAGATACATACTTTAACAATAAAAAATAGTTGTATTTTAGCTGTATTTGTGACTAGAGAGGCTGCTTCCTTACGGGGGAGTAGTCTCTCTTCTTATTAAACGTTTAATGAATTTATTTACTAACCTCGAGGTATTTAAAATGAATAAAGAAATACTCGTCGATTCAGAAAACGCATTGGTCTTAGCCAGTGCTGCTTTTCTAGTGAGTCGTTTATCACTACATGTAATTAATAATGTCATCGGTACTCTTCCTGAAAAAGATGGTGATGTTTTAACAACTGACGTTATTGAAGAATTAGCATTGGCTGACCTTCAACGTCGTATTATTTCTAAAGGAGATTCTAAATGATTAACACTCGTTTACTGGCTCTCTCTTCTCAAACAGCTAAAGCTTCTTTATTACCACGTCAAAAACTAAAATGTCAAACCAACAGTCCTTTAGAGTATATCTTTAAAAACTGCATGCCTGAAGAAGAGATTGTAGCTTCTACTGAAAGTATTAATCAAAGTCTAAGTTTGATTTCCGATAAAGCAAATACCCCATTTGCCCTAAGTGGTAACTTGGCACTAGGTGTTGCTCTAGATGAGATGGATAAAACTTATGTTAAACCTCTTATTAACCAAGTAAACTTTGTACGTAATGTGGTTAACCCGATTGTAGAGGAATTACACAATAAAGTAGAAGTTACTTTAAAAGAAAAAGAACAACGCGGTGCTGTAATTAATATTAAGAAATTAGATATTCCTGATTTCTTATACGGTGCATTAGGTCAATATATTAATGGTTTCGCTATTGTAGAACGTGTACAAAAAGGCCCTAGCTTTAAACCTACATTCCCTGATAACTTAAGCCGTGACCAATTAATTGAAATGTGTCGTACTAGCAGTGATGAAGTTAATGCTGGTATTATGGAATTAGCTACTATTTGGAATAACTCATTTGAAGGTGATTTGTTCGATACTGCTTATAATGAATTGATTTTAGGTAGTAATGAGAAAGTAGGTGGTTTAGTTCAATCTTATCGCAATATGTTGGTAAGTGTTATTGGTTTCTTGGTTGTAGATAAAATTGCAAAAGAACCTACTAAAGGATTGAATTTAGATAATGTTAACTTGACTGTATGGTGTAACTTCTTCCGTTCTGCCTGCGCTCGTGTTATTCAATCTAACATCAACCAAATTGCTAATGCTATTTCTGGTAAAATCCTTATTCATGGTATTAATCCAGATACTACTAAAAAAGAAATTACTGTTTATGGTAAAGTATACGATGAATGGGAAAGCCCAGATAAAATCGAAGTAATGGTAGGTATTTTGAATACTTCTAATAATGTTTACTATCGTTCTATTAGTAGCATTGTTGAAAACTTAGATAAATTAAAAGACCGTGGTTCTGTTATTTTATCAAGTGAAGTACGTGTAGAGAAAAGTCGTAAGATTTCTCGCCTCTTGGATGCAATTCAAGGTAATATTATTAACTTGATTCAAGAGACTATCGACAGTGAAGAAACTTCTGATTTGCGTAGCTTCATTCCAGACAATAAAATGTCTGTAGAGTATCGTAGTGAAATCAATAAGTTTCTTAATACAAACTACCCTGGTTCTCGTCTGTTAGAAACACCATTGCGAATGGTTATTGCTCAACTTATTTGCAAACTATTCTTCCACGAAACTATGGCTGGTGTCATCATTCAACGTATTAATCAATTAGAAATTAAAAACCCTAATGCTACTCCAGCTTCATTGATTTCTAACACCATGATTGATTTATTGATTGAATGGGTTAGTGGTCAAATTGAACTAGTAAGCTATTAATCTGTAAGGACCAACTGATGAATAATCTGTCACAGCGTGATGCTGATAAAATCAAAGATATTTTAAAAGAAGTAGACAACCAAGTAATTACTACTAAAGGTTGTAAAATCATTTTCCCTGTACGTTTTGAAACAGTTGGTCTGGCTACTGTTGGTGTAGATACTTCATTCTACGGTTTGTTTAAAATAGAGACATTAGATGGAAACTATTATGCAATCCACAACATGATGGGGTATCTACATTCAGACCCAGATTCTGTAGATATTGTTACACATGAGGAAACACAAGAACCGTATTATGTGTTAACTTATCAACCTGGTTCTGTGGTTATTAAAACAATGGATATTTTGAAAGATAATAACATTATCGTAAAAGTATTCAAGGAATTTATTAGTAGGGGTAAGGTTCCATTCTACGTAACGTATATGGATATTAATAAGATATTCGATACGTGTGATGAGTTTGCGGGAGCTTCGTTGTCTGATACAATGGAAGCACCTACTGTGCCAATTAGTATTATTGCGAGGAACCCAAATGACATCAACCAGTATTATCGGGAAATTATTAACGAAGTTGATATGGTTAATACACCACCTGTGTATGTTCCAGCTTCATCTGTAAACTTTAGTGCTACCAGTGCTTTAACTAAAATTACTGGTAGTTATTTCTACACTGGTGTCGTTTCCGCTATTAATAATCCTACTAACCAAACAGAAACTATCGATTATATCTTAAGATATTAAAAAGAAATGGATATTTAATTATGTTAAGTTACGACATGAAAGATTCTAATTTTGTCTATAAAATGTCAAGATTAGATGGTACAGATAAACAAGGTATCCTGCGGCCTGATGAAGGTGGTTGGTATACTATCTGTATCGGTGCGTTAGACCACGCATCTAAAAATGTAAATAAATCAGGTCAAAATGAATACTATTCTTCAGAAGGTGCTGAAAGCTTCTTTGCCCCAGGTACTTTGTTTAATGATAGAATTCAAGGTGGTTTCGTTAAAGCTGAATATGGTCACCCTAAGCGTGAAGCTGGTATGACTGATATTCAGTTCCTAGAACGAAATATGCAGATTGAAGAAACCAAAGTATGTGCTACATTTGGTGCTATTTGGTTAGTGCCAGGTTATATCGATCCATTGACTAAAGAGAAATGTGTTGGTATCTTTGCTAAAATTAAACCAAGTGGCCCTTATGGTAAGTTCTTAGAACAAGACTTGCAAGAGAAAGGCTTCAATGTTTGCTTTAGTATTCGTAGTCTGACTACTCGTAAGAACATGGGTGGTCGAAATGTTAAAGTATTGCACACTGTAATTACATTCGACTATGTAACTGAACCAGGTATTACTTGTGCTGAAAAACTAATCAGCCCATCTTGTGAATCTGTTAACCATGTTAATGCTATCGATACTTGTGACGTTGAAGTAACAGCAGAATCCGCTAAACGTGTAGTAGAACGTGCTGAAGCAGGTATGGTATCTGTAGAGTCTTCTACTTTATCTGTTCTAACGGATATCTTTAAACATACTTCTGTTAAACCAGTTAAACAAGATTTATCTAAATCATTTAATTGGTAATTCTGTAATAAGGAGATTGAAATGAAAGTCAATCCAAATATTTCAGAAGAACAAAATCTACTTAACCACATCAATGAAATTAATGAGTTTCCATTAAGGTTAGATGAGGTTGAGTTTGGTACACCACGTTCTAAAATAAACTTACCTGATAGTTTAACTAAAGACCAATTTAATGAATCTGAAGCATTTCGTAATAAATTCTTAAAAGAAAAGAATACTTCGGTTAAAATTATCGCTAAGGATAATAGTGAACGATGGGAAGGTTCTAGTACTATTCGTTCTTATAGAAGAGTCCACGTAGGTGCACAATGGTTAATCTACGCAATTGATGGCGATAACTCCGATGGTTCGTTTAGTATTACTACTGATAGCTGGCGATACAGTACTCCTAAAGTAAAAGAAGTATTTGATGCTATTAAAAGTAGAGCTAATTTTAGAATGGATTCTTTAAAAGTAACTGTGGTTAAATATAGTCAGAATGGCTATAACTACGATACTGGTAAGATTAGGGTTACGGCTAATCCTGATTCTTTGGTTTATATTGGTTCCTTCGACATGGATGTAATCTTTAAACCAATATCATTCTTACCTATTACTTTAGATGGTTTCCATGGTGTAAAAAGAACTAACTAAATAATTATATATTACTTAATAATATACTGAAGAGGATATCCT